ATACCGTCGCTATCTACTAAAGACGGTGTGCAGTTTGTAGCAGATAAGATAGGTTCGGTTAAGTCAAAGCTGAATGACAAGCAAGGACGCGAGAAGATAAAGCGCGACTTTTTTGGGTTGTTCAGCAAAGATATGAACCCACGTATGCGGAAACTCATGCGAGGCGCACTAAGCATTCTTCCTAACCAAGCGGTCTTTGTTGATATAGCAGAGAAAGCTGGAATTACAGGGGCAACCGAACTTAATAATGCAATCCTAGAGCAGCGGGGGGCATTAACTAAGGCCGAAGAAAAAGTACGTAAGACCTTAGACCCCTTAGTGCGGTGGTCATCTAAAGCGTCTAAAGAAACAATAGATGCGTTCAACAACCTTGTGTACGACAGCACCATAGATGAAGTAGACCCTCAGCTTACGCTGAAAGAAGCTACCGACAAATATGGTCGGCAGACTGTAGAGGGCACAAACCAGTTAAAGATAGACCGCTATAAAGAACTGCGTAAAGTTTACGACAGCGGTGCTATGGGTGAAGAAGGAAGGCGAGCGTACAATAGGTTGCGTGGGCTGTACGCTGATATATACAAAGATCTACGGCAGTCTTTATTGGGCCGCATAGATGGTCTCAACGTAGACGAAGGGGTAAAGACAAGCCTCAAGAACGACTTGTTTGCGAGAATGCTTGAAGCATCAAAAGTAGAGCCATACTTCCCCCTCACACGTAAAGGTAAATACTGGTTAGTGGTGCAGAACCCTGCTGATGGTGAACGAGCAGTAACTACCTATGAGACCTTGGGTGATCGTGATTTTGCCAAAGGCGAGTTTGAAGGTATGGGGTTCAGTGTTGAGTCCATAGACCCCGATAACATGAAGAAGTACGTAGGCCCAGATGCTCCTTCTGGCTCTTTTGTAGCTCAAGTTCTAAGCACCCTTAACGACGCAAAAGTACCTCAATCGACGCGAGAGCAGATTGCAAGGTTGTACATAGAGGCGTTACCCGAATCGTCTTTTAGTAAAACACTACTCAAACGTAAGAAAACTCTTGGCTATGATGTAGATGCAGTGGGTGCAGCAAGAACCAAGGCATATGATCTAGCTAGACAGTCCGCCAGAATCCGTAGCAGTAACAAAATAGAGGCTGTAAGAAACGCGGTAAGAGAAGAGTTCTACGCAAGAGAGCTTGATTCTGAAGGTAAACCAACCAGAGAGTTTGCTCGCTCAGATCTGCAAAACGACAGGGACAAGGGCATACTTGAAGAGATGGAAGATCGCGCTGATTTTGCCATAAGCCCCCCTGCGGATAACTACGCTAAAGCTGCGAACAGGGGAGCTTTTATATGGACAATCGGGTTCAACGCTTCTTCTGCGCTGGTCAACTTGTCACAGGTACCTCTATTCGCTTACCCAATGCTGGCGGGCCAATATGGCTACGGCAAAAGTAAGGACGCGATATTAGGCGCACAGAAGTTGTTTATAAGCAGTTATGTGCCCCACGCTAAAGAAAAGTTTGCCAATGACCCAGAAGAAGGCGCTAAGTTCAGCGATAAGTACACAACCCCATCACTTGATAACTACTATGTGCGAACTGCAACAGAAGATGGTGGGTCTACACTTTCGATTCGTACAGATTTAGATATACCTGACGACAAGAGGGCGCAGTTAGAACGTATACGTCCGTTGATAGAACTTGCCGCAGATAGAGGGGAATTGAGTACGTCGTTCTTAGCTGAAACGTTAAGCGTAGATCAATCAGGCCGTGAAACAAGTTTAACAGATAAGATGACTAACTTATCCGCTGTTATGTTCCATAACGCGGAGGTGATGAATCGCCAGACCACAATGGTGGCAGCGTATGAGCTAGAACTAAACAAATTAACTGGCGGCAAAGAACCTACTTTAGAGCAAAAACAAGCGGCAGCAGAAGAAGCCCTTTACCAGACTCAACAGATCAACGGTGGTGCTACATTAGAGACCGGCCCTCGTCTTGCTCGTGAAGGTATCGGACGAGTTGCGCTGATGTACAAGAGCTACGGCATTCAGATGTACTACACCATGCTCAAAACAGCTAAGGGCATGGTGGACGCATTTGTAGATTCTAGGGTAGCAGGGGGCAGCATCCCTCAATCAGCAGCCGCTAGCTTAAAATCTGACGCATTCAAACAACTGGCTGGCATACACCTATCAGCACTACTGTTCGCTGGCGCACAGGGGCTACCGCTATACGGCGCAGTGTCTATGATTTACGACATGCTCCAAGATGATTACGAAGAGGACGCAGATACGGCGCTACGTAGCTATTTGGACAATGACGTGCTGTACAAAGGGCTGTTATCTGAGTTAACTGGGTTAGATGTGTCGCAGCGTGTCAAGCTGACCGACCTGCTGTTTGAGGCTGATAAGTTTAATAGCGATCCATCACCCGAAGAAAGTTTCTTGCATCTGTTTGGTGGCCCCGCATGGAGTGTAGGGTCAAGGTTCTATGAAGGCGCACTAGAAGTCCTAGAAGGTACAAATGTAGAGCGAGGTGCAGAATCTATGATGCCGGGCGCTCTACGTAACTTGTATAAAGCTGTTGTACGGTACCCACGAGATGAGGGCATTCTTACACGCCGTGGCGACCCTATCTACGATGACCTAACTTTTGGTGACATCGTTACGCAGATATTGGGCTTCCCTCCTGTTAAATACACAAGGCAGATAGAGGAAGCGTCCGCAGCCAAAGGCATGGAAGCTGCTGCACGAGAAAAGCGAGCTAAGCTACTGAAGCGTTACTACATAGCTAGACGATTCGGTGATTACGAAGAAGCTAGAAAAATGCGCCGTGCTATGGACGAGTTCAACCGCACGAACATTGTAACTAGACGCGATCCTTCTTTACGTATAACAAGTGACACCATTGACAGGTCTATGCGACGGCACGAAACCACCAGTGCAAAGATGGTCAATGGCATTCTGCTGTCGCCCTACATGAGCCGCGAAGTAAAAGAAACTGGGTATCTGTAGAAACCCCTCGCCGCAGGTTGGGGGGCTACGACGAGGGGTTGAAGGGAGATAAGACCTATGGAGTAGGAGACCGCTGACCTTATCGAAGCGGATCGTACCACATAGTATTATGTTGTCCAAATAGTTCCGTAACGTTCCGTAACGTTCCATAACCCTACGTAAACTATAAAATTCGCCAAACACGCACCCCTAAAAAGTTACTTTCTAAGCAACTTTTCGCTCTAACATCCCACCCCATTCGGTCAACGCATATGTGCCTGACCTGCTGCAATGCTTTATCTGTGTTAATGCACGGTATGAACACCGAACTGCCGACCACCATAGAAGGCCAATCGACTACAATACGTACCCCGTCAGGGTTTAGATCATCAAGTTTAAGTACAGTGTTGTTCACGGCTACCCGATTTCAGAGGGGGTAGGCCATGTGGTGCGGCTAATCAACCGCTTAACTTCTAGCCTGTCGCCACCCACTGCGGCCACTATTTTCTTTAGCGGGGTGCCTGTTGACTGTAACTCCCACACTTTTCGTTTCTGCTCGTGCGAAAAAATATCAGTGTCTACTTTAGCTAGGCGCAGGTCGAGGTACCTATTCTGCATCTTCTCCTGTGCCTTTATTGCTTGTAGAAACGTTGTCATATAGGTTGTCCTCTTCTTTCGTGTCCGCTGGTGATTCGTCAAACGTATTACATGGAACCGCGATAACGCTGCTAGGGGGCAGTTTGTAGTTGGTGCCCTTACCTAAGCGTATCTTTGTGCGCTTAGCGCCCAGCTTATTTACTAGATCATCAACAAAAGATGAATAATTTATCTGCTGTCGCCCACACCATGCTTTTAGTGGCGCAGGTACAAGATATGCCCGTTTCAGATCCGTCTCGTATCGGGCTATTAGTCTGCCTCGCGGCAGTGCGTCGGGTATCACAATACTGTCTAACCCGTTATTGCTTTGCTTACGTAAATCATCCGTGCTTTTAATCATCAAGATGTTACTGAAGTTGTCATTCATATAATCATTAAGTGTCTGTTCTACAGATACGCCCATATCGCTCACCGATTTCAAATTAGTTTTAAGTAACTGGATCACCCAAGCAGTTAGAGTTGGTATGTCATAGTTAACCAACCCCAGTTCCTTTGCTAGAATCGCTCCGCTTATGGTGCAAGCAGCACCGGCTGACCAAAACCTATTCTCAGGTGTCAGCCCAGCTTCCTTATCTATTTCTAGCTGTGTGTCATGGACTAGCTTCTGCACAGTGCCCAAGTTCTGCATGACATGCTGGATGTACACCACCCCTGCATGGCCGTAGTGGTTGTCTAGCTGTTTCTCAAAGTGGTCAGTCATTTCTTTCTGCTTGGTCTCTTTGAATATCTGCTTAGCCCTTATCTCCATAATCCGCTGGGCCTCAGCTTTCGGCATGGCTTTGTACAAGGATATTTTTTCGATTGCGCTCATGTTACCTGTAGTAACAGCTAACAACTTCCACGGATTGCCTCGTTCCCGTTCTATGTTAGATCCACTACTCATACGCCCCCGCTGCTGACCACCTGATAGCTGATAGGCTATGTCGCTCATCTCTTTTTCGGGGGTATTGGTAAGCTCGTCTATATAAAACGGTAGATTATGTAGCACTTCACCACGGTTCATTTTCATGGCGGTTGTATCTTGGTCGTCTAGCATCAGCGCCTTGAAGTGACCCCATACCGAAGCGCCTACCTTCATAGCTGCCGTTTTACCCGCACCGCCAGCCTTATCGTGCAAGTGCAGTGTGGAACAGTTCTGCGGTAGAAACTGCATCAGAGGTGACCCGAAAGCCGTACACACTACGTATTGGTGCATTTCTAACCCTTCTTTGGTGGTGTAGAAATTTGCCATATCTTTCCACCCTTCCAGCGTACCTTTCGGCTTGAAGTAGTGCATGATCGCAGCCGTTGGGGTAGTGGGCGGGTTGTGCGTAATCCCAGTGGCCCTTATCTCCTTACTGCCAACAACGAACGCTTTGCAGTCATCATCAGTCCAACCAAACTGCCGGTGGGCTGTATCTGCTGTAGCAGACGCCTGTAACTCGTTTACCCATGTGGTCATATACTGCATTAGGTCGTCCATCCTAGTTACCGCAACACCCTGCATCGCCATCTGTTTACGGAACTCGTCGCGTGAAGTAACTGCTGTTAAAGGCATTGTAAATTCGCGCACCCCGTCTTTTGGTAGGTGTAGCTTTGCTACGATTGACTCACCATCCTCCTTGTCTAGTAGTCTACGTGTAACGTATAAATCATTGTGGTAGATAACCCGTTCGTCAACTTCACCGTCTACACTGGTGCTGCGAACGTATACTCCACCGTTCATACCTCTGAAATATGGGCGAGGGTAAGCTGGTATAACGTGTTGTGAGGAAATACCCTCATCGTCATCCGCCCGGATGTCTATACCTTCAAGTCCGAAATCTTCACTATATGTACCATCTTCACTTAGTTCGGCTTCAGCAATCTTGCGGCCTAATGTTATCGGTGACTTGACCTTGCCCCAGTGGGGGCAGTCGGTGCATATACCTGACTCGCTTTCGTCAAATGTTGTGCAGCGGTACGGCCCTTTAATTAAATCCAACTTCTTGAGTGTAAGTTCTGGCGTGTACTCAGGGTGCTTCTCTGATATTTTTTGCGCCGCTTTCTCACCATCTTCGCAGAACTTGGCTATAGACAGCCCTGCTCTCCACATAGGTTCGCTTGCTTCAGCTTGCCCTTTAACTATCCTAGCTAGTTGTTCGCACCCCTCACCTGTCTGCGTCTTTGTAAGTATGTCTTTGAAACTGTATTTGATGTTACGCATCAATGCGTCACGTAGGCTCGCTGGCCCATCCTCG